TCAACAAATCTCGATGAACATGTGGGCCAGGTCGCTTTGAATCTCCTGGCGGAACTTCTCGCTTTCGGTCTTGGCGGAGAGAGCGTAGACATCGCCCGGGTAGCAACGGATGCGGACGGTGCAGTACTGGTCCTTCTTCAGGCGGGCCTTGCGGAGGTTGAAGTTGGTGGTGTCAAAGTAGATGGTCTCAAGGGCCTGGCCGTTGAAGTCTTCATCATACTTCTCGGGCGGGAGGAGGCTGCACAGTTGCGCGGTAAGGCAAGGCAGCATCGGGCCTGGCACACTCCAGGTCCCGATGTTGCTTCGCAAGTCGGCGGTTGGTAGTGGCAGCATTAGGTGCACTGGGATTGTTGGATGTCGGCGAAGGTGCAGTCGGTTACGACTGTGCCGGTGGCTTCGCCCTGGTACAGGTCGTATTGGGTGTTGTTCTGGAAGGTGACGCCGGAGAGGAGACAGTCGAGGGCGCCCTGGTCCAGGTAGCAGCCGTAGCCTCGGTTGCCGGAGATCATGCCGTCGCGGACGGTGAGTGTATTATAAACGGACTCCAGTTTGTTGTTGGGTGCTCCGATGCCAAGTGCAAGAATCCCATTCCCACCGTTATTCTCCCAGCACGATTGCAGGGAGGTCGTGTGAACGGAATCCACAGCGTAGAGACCGCTGCCAGCGTTGGACTCGACCATAAGGTTCTGGAAGTAGATGCCGTAGGAGTCGATAACTTCAATTCCATTGGCATCACCTCCTTTCACGGTCACATTGTCGAGCCACTGGTGCGCGGCATTGAGATACATCACCAAGGCGCCGTCGGTGTTCTCCGGGCCTGGGGCGTCGATGGTGACGGCTGCACCGTCAAGGGGCTTGAAGGTGGTCTTGTGGCCGGAGGTGGCCACGATCTGGTCACAGAAGCCGGCGTAGCTGCCGGCGGAGATGAGTACGGTATCGTCGGGGCCGACCGAGTCGGCGGCGTGCTGCAGAGACGACCAGGGGGCACTCAGGGTGCCGGGGTTGCTGTCGTTGCCCGTCAGGGCCACATAGTAGTTGCTGAGCATGATCCGCGGTTCAAGGGGCTGCATTGTCAATCCTTTGGTGAAGGGGGTGAATAAGGGGGCATCCGTTCCCCCTGGCGACCTGCTTGCTTAGATAATCGCTACTTCCTCCCACTGCATGCACATTTCGAACTTGGGGGAGGTGCCGGCGGTGCCTACATACTGCAAGCTGATGCCATTGCCCGGTTCGATGACGAACTCACCGTCGTTGTCGTCTTCGATCTGCTGCATGGCATTGGCGGTGGTGGCCAGCTCCGGGAAGGTGGAGACCAGCGCCTTGACGGCGGTAGGCGCTGCAACCAGCGTCTGGTTGAAGCCCGCCTTGGCGACGGCATTGTTGGCGCTGCCGGCGTCAACGTTGGTGGGAGTAATTGCGGTGCCGCCCGTGGGAGCGGTGCCGCTGTTGCTGGTGTTGAGGCAGTAGAAGATCGTTCCGGCCCCGAGCGTACCCGAGTTGTAACCTAGCGTGGTCTTCATTATGACCAGACGCTTACCGGAGCCAAGCGGGTTCCAGATCACGAAGGCAGCGGTGGTGCCGATGGTGTTACCGATGGCAGCGGGGCTGCCGGCGGTACTGGCGGCGTAACAGTTTTGACGGTGCACGGCTTCGTAGTACTTGCCGTGGCTTTGACCGACGATAGCCTCGCCCGTCTTGCCCTGGCGAGGAGCGCCGGCGGGGCCGGTGCCGTCTGCCGTCAGAGACGGCCCGACGTTGGGGAGCGCGACGGTGATTGCAATGAGCAAGGCACCAATCGCAAGAAGCAGAGCAAACAGCATTGGTTCCTCCTAGAAGCTGGCTACTTGTTGAGTGATGACGGAAGCGTCGTTCTGGGCATTGTCGGGCTTGTGGTTGCCTTCCTCGCCCCAACAGGCACAGGCAACGATTACGTTGAAGCCGCCTGTCTCGGTGACACTCAATCGCACATAGCGCTTGGGTACCTGAGAGGCTTTGACTTCGAACGTGTATTGCCGGCCCGTGGTGGTGAGGCCCGTAAGGCTGATGTTGTTGAGCGTGGGCGCATCGGTCGCCAAGTCAGCCCAGACCGAGTTATCGGAACTGTCCTGGAGCTTGGCGTTGATCGACCCGCCGGCGGTGACGTTGCCAATCATCAACAGGAAGAAGGCCCGGCGACTGAACTCAAGATCAATCGCCAGGGTCTGCTTGGTGTTGTTGTTGGCCGTCTGCGGGAAGATCGGCTGCCCGATGGCATAACGTTGCGTGAGCTGTTCGGTGAACACGTCGGCTCCTTACGCTGCGACGTTCTGGGTGGTCACGGAGCTGTCGTTCTGGAGGTTGCCCGGCTTGTGGTCACACTCCATACCGAAGGCGACGGCACAGCACTGGACGTTCTGCGAGCCACCCTCGGTGAAAGAAAGCCGAACATAGCGCTTGGTGATCTGGCCAGCACGCACCTCGAAGGTGTACTGCTTGTTGGCAGTGGTAAGGCCCGTGAGGCTGATGTTGGCCAGGCCATTGGCGAGGTCCGAGTAGCTGGAGTTGTCGGTGGACTCCTGCCACTTGGCGCTGATCGTGCCGCCACCCGTGACGGCGCCGATCTCCAGGATGGCGAAGGCCCGGCGAAAGAGCTGCATGTCAATGCCACCCGTGGTCTTGGTGGCATTGTTGACGATCTGGGGCGGCACGGATGCGGTGATACCGGCCGCCTGGGTAACCTGTTCGGTATACATGGGAGCCTCCTTAATTCAGGGACACAAAGGGACTGACGACGGACGTCCCGCTTGCGTCGGCCAGTGTGATTGACTTGTCCAGCCAGGGCTGGCCATCGACGCGCTCGACCACGCGCCAGGTCATTTGGTTGGCCAGGAAGTTGACGTGCTCGGAGGCCGCGATCTCGATCTGCATGCGGTCACCGATGACGTACAGGGACGGGTCGATGAGGTTGATGTCACCACCGCCCGAGGCTCCGAAGGCCGATGCCTTTTCAGAGATCAGGACGGGTCGGCCGAACAGGGTGCCGGGCAGAGTGTCCTGAGCACCGCCGATGTTCGGAACCCACACGATACGGTTCGAAGCGTCAGCCAATTGGACCAACGCGGTGAGGGCGTAGGGGTGCATGACCCATACGGCGGTCTTCATGGAAGACGGCAGAAGGCGGCTGACCATCTTCGCGGCATCGGCGAAGGTGAAGGTGGCGGTGCCGGAGCCGCCTGCACGGGCGAAGCTGACGTTGGCTTTGCAGGTGAGCATACCCTGCGGCTTGCCGACGCCGTTGCCCTGCAGGAAGGCGTAGTCTTCGTACCAGCCGATGGCCTGGGCAAACAGGGTGAAGAGGAACTTCTCCAGGCCGAAAGCCGCGTCCTGCAATAGGACGTTGGAGCTGACGCTGTACCCGGAGAGTTCGTGAGCCTTCAGTTCCATCATCTTGAACTTGGGCTCGGTCTCCGTCCTGGTCTGCGCTTCCTCCGTCCAGTTGAACAGCACGCCACCGAAGAAGGCTGAGGTAGCGGCAGCCTGCGCGGTGGTGACGTCCAGGTAGGGGAACTGCAACGTTGCAGAGGCCATCGGCTGGACGAAGGCCCGGGGCCGGACGATGTTGTTTTCGCTGATGAGGGAGAGGAGCTGCTGGGCGAAGGCGGGCGGAACGATGTAGCCGCCGGTGACGCCGGAGGCTTCCGCCAGGGCGGCCTTGCCGGTGTATTCAACCCGCTCGGAGCCGTAATGCTTGAGCAGGTAGTTGGAGTCTTTGCGAGCGACGGCCAAGGCCCAGTCACCGAAGGACTTCTTGGGATCGCCTTCTCCGCCTTCACCGAAGATCGCCGGAACGGCGCTCTTGCGGGCCTGGCTCTGGGCATCCGCGAACTGCTTGAGGGTCGCGGAGATCACCTGGTCGATGGACTTGACCCAGGAGTTGGTTGCTTGCTGGACGGCGGCCGAGACCACGCCATCAAGGGCGCTGGGGCCGGCTTGCTTGGCGAAGCCCTGGTCGATGAGGAGCTTCGCAAATTCGTCCGGTACGTCGATCTGCTCGCCGACCGGCTTGCCTTGCCATTCTTTGATGAGAGAAAGAAACATGAGCGGGGAGGTCCTCTGATGGGATGGATAGTTGCGGGCACTCAATCCATCTCCAGACTACCAGTGGGGGGTGGCTTGGCGTCCACCTACCCGAGGCGGTCCTGATGGCTTTTAGATATGGTTGCCAGATTTGGGCTTGTCGAGGGAGTCCAATAAGTTGCTGAGTCGGCAATGACAGTTGAGGTAGGCTAGGGCTACGTGGTGGGTAAGGGTGGCGTCCATGTGGTGGCCTTTGACGCCTTGCCGGTTGGATCTGTGGAGCAATCGGTTATGGCTTCTGAGGAAGTCGTCGGCGAGCTTGCGGAGCGGGTCTTTGCGTTTCATGTTGCCTCCAATGGTTGGTCATACACGGCCCTTTAGCTTGTCGATGCTGTCGGTGATTGCCTTCTCGGCGATGGTGGTTGGGTTGATGCTCTGGAGCTTGCGCTTGATGCTCGCCTCGATGGTGGAGAGGCTGGTGAAGGGGATGGTGGGCGGCGTGGGTGCCGGCGGCTGGTAGTTGATGCCGAGGGCCTTGATGAAGGTCTCCGGCAGGCTCTTGGAGACGGACTCCAGCACGGCGTTCTGCTGGGCCGGCAGGAAGACGCACGCATACTCCAGCAAGATCCATTCGTCGATGACGAGGTTTACCTTTTGCCAGCCCTTTTGCTTGAGTTCATCGTCGGTGGGCGTGTGCACCTTGGTCGGCAGGAAGCCTACGCTCTTGCCGCGGAGCATGTCGCTTTGGACCAGGGAGAAGGCAACGTCGGGTGGCCAGTCGTCGGCCTGGGGCCAGTCCTTGGGCCGGTGCGGGTACTGCGTCTTGGCCTTGACGCCTCGCATGTCTCCGTCCTTGACGAACTTTCGCCAGATGGACTTACCGACAGGCGGGGCCCAGTAGCAGTGGTTGAGCGTGACGAGCGGGTTCTGCTTGAACTGCGCATCGTTCATGCCCTTGGAGATGACTACTTCGTTCTGCCGATCGGGATCTTCGGTGGTGATCCAGGAGACATCGGAGCGCTCGCCGGTGAGGGTTTCGGTGGTGGCCTTTTCGACGACCGCGTAGCGGTACTTGAAGGCGTCGTCTTTGGGCAGGGCCTTGAGGATGGCTTCCAGGGCGAAGCACTGCTTCGACTGGAGCGGGAAGCCGAGCGGGCCTTGGCTGCCGTATACGTTGAGTTGGTCCATTAGAAGCCAGACCCCCATGCGTTGTAGGTGGTGGAATAGGCCTTCAGGGCGCCTACGACTTTCTCAAGGACAAGGACATCCTGGATGCAGTGTTCCACGATGTAGTTCATGCTTTCGGTGTCGCCGTCCAACGCAGCCTTGAGCCAATGCTCGGGCTTGACGTCGGTCTTGGTGTTGATGCCGAGGTGGTTGGCGACCTGGGCGAGGCTGTTGTAGCTCATGCGGAGCTTGTTGCGGGCGAGCTGCACGGGGTCAATCAGCTTCTTGGCCGGTAGTGAGTTGTTGCCCCAACGGAGAAGGCGGGTTCGCAGGAAAGGCACATCGAACTTGGCGCCGTTGTGGGCTACCCAAATGTCGTACTTGTCTAGCTCGGCGACGATGGCCTGGATGAGGGCCTGGTCGTCGGAACGGCCCTTCTTCCAGCGCGGGTAGGTATCGCCGCGAAAGGTGACGGGCTTAGCGCCGGCCGGCTTGACGACGGCGCAGAGCACCACGCCGAAGTCGGCGGAGAGGTTGGTGGTCTCCAGGTCGAAACAGCAGCAGGAGATTTGGTTCATGCAGCAACCTTGCTCGTTTCGTGGATAAGGAGTTCTTCCATGCTGTAGTAGACACAAACGTTGTGGCTTTGAGCGAACTTGATTTCTCGATCAGCGCCTCTTGAGTAGCCTGGTAAGCGGAGTAGCGCGTCGGCTGTTTCGAGCCATGCCATGTCTACTTCAAGCCACTCTTCCCAAGGGGTTGATTTGCCGGCTAGGACTTCCCAGAAGTGGGAGAGGTGGGGGCAGAATGGCGCGTAGCCACGTTCGATGAGGTATTGGGCCGCATCGACTGCGGGTTTGATGTTCTCGACAAGGTTGCCGGTGCTGAGGGGGCCGGCGATGTAGACACGGGTTCGTCGCATGGTTGAGCCTCCCGAAACAGTTGCAGGGCAATGATCGCATACACAGCGAGGTCTTTGAGACTATCCTCCACTCCCTCATTGAGGAGAGACTTCTTGACCGCGTGTGTCTTGAGCCTCTGCATCTTGTCGTTGGCGCGGATGATGGCGCCGAGGTAGGCCGGTATGCCAAACTCTTCGCTGGCCCGAACGTTGGTGAGCGGGTCGGCGTTTGTGCCGTAGTCGTGGGCCTTCTTGTCGTGAAGGGCCTTCAGCTCGTCCAGGATGACATGGAAGTGTGAGGACATGCTACTCCTTTGGTCTGCGGCGTCGGCCAACGTCGGGCTTCGAGGCGGCGGGTGCGTACTGGGATCGCTCGGGCAGGTCGGTTGGTGCCCAGAGCAAGGGTAGCCAAGGTGTATCCCCCCAAGGCACCTCGGGCAGACCGCGCTCGCCTCGTACTTCGTTAATGCTGACAACTCCATACTTGAGATCCAGTTGTTGTTGCGTGACGGTGAGATTGGCGTCTACCGGCACTGGGTCTTCGGATGCAAGGAAGAGACGACCAGTGGGGTCATAAAGGGGGATAAGCTGCTCATTGAGCTTCTCATCGCGACGTTCAAGCCTCGGGCCAATAGCCATCGTCATGTGCTGGCTCTGGCTGGCGAGGAGGTTGGCGAGGTTGGTGTTGGTGGTGAGGTAAGAGATCGGTACGTGAAAAGCATTGGCGATGTCTTCTTTGCTGGCCTTGATGTCGGCCAGGAGGGCCAGGTCGCCCATGCTCTGGTTAAGCAGGGTGACGTTCAGGCCGGTCTCACCGATGAGCACCTTGCCAGCGCCGCCTCTGCGAAACTTGGTATTCCACTCCGCCTCCATGCGGTCGCGTTCCTCCTCGCCAATCGTTTCGTCGGGCGACACGATGGCATCGGGTATGGCTCGGTTCTCAAAGCGGGCCTGCTTGAAGGCGGCGAAGGTGGAGTTCGTGTTCTGCTGCTCAAAGCAGGCACGCAAGGGCGAGAGGCCGGAGGTGTACGGGTCGCGCGGATCGGGGTAGCGGAAGTGGATGATCTCCTCGGGCTTGAAGCGCTGGGCTTTGCTGCCGGTGCGGTATTCGTAGTAGTCAACGATGTTCGGACTGTTCGGCTCTCGCTTGGGGGTGACGTTCTGCGATGGCAGAATCCAGATCTGGTCGGGAATGCCCAGCATGCCGGTTTCGAGCTTCCAGTAGGCGCAGCCGTGAACCTCCTGGTAGATGGTGGTGAGTTCCCAGAGATCGTAGGCGTTATGGAACGGGTTGATCTTCTGGAAGAGGGTAAGAAGCGGGTGATCCAGGACCTCTTGCAGCTTGGCGGACTTGGTGATTCGGCTCGGTAGCCTGGGCCGGCTGCGGAGGTAGCTGTCTACTTTGGGGTGCAGCTCCTTGGTGAGGCACCTTGCCATCGGCTGGTTCTCCAGGGTGGAGACATAGAGCCGAGGTGGATAGCTGGCACAGACGGCGGCGTTGATGGTGGCGCAGGTGAAGGCAGTGTTCTTGAGCTGCTCCATCAGCTCGTTGGGCGTCGGCTCGCGGTTGCGCTTGAAGGCGTCGATGTAGCTGGTGCCGGACCACTGACCGCCGGTGAGGGAAGAGGGGATGGCTTTAGGTCGAATCCAGTTCGCCAGGGAAGTGCGCATAGCGCGAAGGGAAACGCGCATAAATCGAGGGCGCTCCAAGTGCTAGGTTGACCACCGATTGCAAGGGGGGCACGGATGCCAGAAGACGTGAGACCGTGACTCACGGCCCATTCGTCAACGGTTAGCGCAGGATGGGTGCCTCTTCTCCAGCTGCCCGTGGAAAGGGTAGGTCGGCGTTTCCGACCACATTACTGAGTATCGGGCCAGAGAGCCGAGTTGCCGAGGCGTAGCCAGTGCCCCCCTGGCCTTGTGGGTGGAGGCGAGGGTGCAGCGGGCGTTGCCAGCGCCTCTTCGGCGGGTGGCGGCTTGCGCTGCCGCAGGCGGGCGACGAAGCCGGCATCAAGGCGGGAGACCAGGTAGCGCAGAGCGGCCAGGGCGTGATTGTGGGCGTCGATGGGGATCTCGCTCGGGTCGGCGCCGGCGCGGGCCCCCGCGTAACGATAAAGCTGCGCCTCGGCGAGTAAGTTCGGGCAGGCGGCGCGGACGACGCGCAGCCGTCCCGTGCGCAAGCGCGCGGTGACGGCAGCGATCCCTGCCTTGATGTCGTTGGCACCGCGGCGGATTTTGAGCCCGGCGTGGCGCAACTCTTCGCTTTCGGTCCGCCCGGCCGGATCCGCATACCACATGACGCGCCGGGGCAGCGCTGCGGCATGCTCATGAATCGGCGTCTCGCGCAGGTAGCGCTCATGGCTGATCCAGAGCACGTCGTCGCGGTCAAGGACACCCCACAAGGCACAAAAAGGGTTCCGGAAGCCGAAATCAATGCCGCCGACTGCCTTGCCGGGCGGCACCAGGTCCGGCGCACAGGCGCATTGCTCCGCAAAATCGGGATAGACCAAGCCCTCGAGCGCTTCAAAACTGCAGGCATATTCCTGGCGAACCCAGGCCTCGCCGAGCGACCGCATTTCTCGGGCGATGAACTCTGGCCGGATCCGCGGACACTGGTCCCATGGGATACGAACGCGGCGCCATGGCGCATCGGTGTCGGTCCATTCGGCATAGAAGAAACCGCGCTTGCCGAAGGGCGTGGACAGGCAGATTAGCCTTCCCTGCGAGACCGCAAGCATCGGCCGGACGCTGCGATAAAGATCGTCCGGCACGCGGGCGGCTTCATCGATGATCAGCAAATGGACGCCGGAAAACGAGCGGATGGTTTGCTCGACCCCCGGCAGGCAGACGACACGAGACTGGTTGGCGAGCTCGAGTTGGGTCTGGTTGGCGCGCCGGGTCGCAATGGGCCGCCCAGCCGCCTGGTAACAGTCGAGCACCTTGCGGAACAGCTCGCCGGATTGCCGTAGCGATGGCGAGAGCAACAAGATCAGGCTGGCGCTGCGGAACAGGGCGGCATGCAACGCCAGCACCGCAACGGTGGTAGACTTGCCGGACTGTCGCGAACAGTTAAGCAGGACGTACGGATGCGTGTCGCGCAGCAGCTCCTCCTGCCATGGGTCGGGAGCGAGGCCGCGGGCGCGAAGAATGGCGCTCGGGTCGACGGCCAGCAGGAGCGTGCGATCGAGCGACGTGGAACTGGGCATCGCGCCGTTGCTCTCTTTGATGCGAAATAATGATCGTTCGTTCAGATAAGGACTGTAACAAACGAATGCCGGGCATTGCAAGAGCAATTTAAGAATAAATTGATGCCTTGACGCTCAATGGCAGCGAGTGAGAGCACGCGACGGCGAATCTACTTCCGCCGCGACGCAGGTTTCTTGCCTTGGTGGACGACGCGATAGCGCACCAGCACGCAGCCGTTCTTGAATGTGCGACACTCCAGCAGCTGCAGGTTCACCTGCCACCTCATGGGCAGGAAAAGCGGAATGCCCGAGCCGAGCAAGACCGGGTGGATGTTCAGGCCGATCTCGTCAATCAGGTCGGCCGCGAACAACGACTGCGCCAGCTCGCCGCCGCCCATCACACAGATTCCTTTGCCCGGACGCTTTTTCAGCTTGCGCAAGAAAGCGGCGGCGTTTTCCGAGACGACCTCGACCTTGTCGTCGGCGCCCGCTTGCAGGGTACGCGAGCAGACGTAGTTTTTCACGCCGGGATACGAAGACGTGCCGCTCTTGCGAGCCACTTCATAGGTTTTGCGGCCCATCAAGACAGTGTCGATGCTTGTCCAGAACTCGGCGACGACGGAGGCGACCTCATCCGTCCAAAGGAGCCAGTCGACCCCGTGGTCCGTGCGGGCGATGAAGTTGTCGAGACTATTGGCGACGCCAAATGTGACCGTGCGCAT